TACGGTAGGTTTGCCACTCAACTGATGGTGGTATTAAATTCAGGGTTTCCATTGATTTCCTCCAAAGGTTAATCTACCTTAATTGTACAATTGATGTATGTTGACTAACCCTGAAATTATTGCTGCCGTTTTTGCTGGCGCAGTATCCATCCTTGGAGCATTCTTTGGCTTCTCCAAATGGATGATTACCAAGTTTTTATCTGAACTTAAGCCAAATTCGGGGTCCAGCATGAAAGACCAAATTACAAGACTAGAGAGTCGTGTAGATGATATCTACTCAATTCTAGCAAAGGAGCATCATGGCTAAGAATGTATACTACGAAGGCAAACTAATACCTGTAAAAGACTGGGATTACGATACAAAGCGTCCTAAAGTTAAGAAGAAAGAGTCGCCTAAGACTGAGGTAGAACTACTGCCAGAGGTGCAACCAAGTTTAGAAGATTAAATAACAAAACCCTCCTATAAGTTATCAGACATCGTAGGAGGGTTCTGCATTTTCTGGAGGCAGTCCAGAAATTTATTATGGCCAGGGTGGTCTGACTATTACTGGCTCTGTTGTTGTTCTTGTTACTATTCCACCAGTTGTAACTTCAAGAGTTACATTATATGTTCCGTAATCTGCATATGTCACTGATGGTGTTCTTCCTGTTGCAGTTGTTCCATTTCCAAATGTCCATGCATATGAATCTGCTTCTTCTATTGAATAAAAGTCTACAGTCTTATCATTAAAACCATACAAGAAATAAGGAGTATTTAAAGGCAATGGTCTTCTAGGAGTAATTGATTTTGTTGTGTTTGTTCTTTGTCCAGCAGGTTTAGTTGGGTCCATTCTTCCACCATCAACTCTAAATGAACCAACAGTAACCCAGTTACCTTGCAGAGTTGGTGGTCCATAGACATCTGATGGATTTGCAATATATCCTCCAACAGTTGTTGCAAACTGAACAAAAATTTCTGGATAAAAGTCTTCTGTAAGAATTTGACCAGGCAAATCTGCATCTATTAAATCTTCAAATCTTAAATTTAAATTATTTATAAGTTGTGTGTTTTCTCCAAGGTCTATAACAACTTCCCAACGAACTTTATAATAACTTGAAACAAAACCCTTTGATGCAGCACCTAATCCGTATGCTCTTGCATTTGTTTGTATGTCTCTTGTTAAAAAGTATTCCCAACCAAGACTTTGTTGAACATTTGCTCCATCTGTTGAAAGCCAGAAAAGTCTTGGAATTGAGTTATCATTAAAGCCTATTGCTGGTTTTAAATATGCTAAATTTACTCCAGTTCCAGAAGTAGTTGCTTTTAATACGCTCATGACAGGAGTTACTGTAAGATGAAATGGTATTGGAGCAGTCCCTGCTTTTTGATAAGTGTTAATAAAAAGTTTAATATAACGAACAGGGAATGTTCCACTCTTATTTAAAGCAGTAGTTGTAACAGTTTTGGTAACATCTGCTGTTTGTTCCCAAATATTTCTTGTTGTTAATTTTACAGAAAAAGATTCTGGAACATTTTCATTTGCTACTGGAAAAGTATGAACTGGATTTTTTAATGTAGATGTTGTCCCATCACCAAACTCCCAAAGATATGCATCTGGCTCTTCAAAACCAACATTTGTTGATGTGTTTGTAAATGTTACTACTTGAGCATTTGCTACCCAGGTAAAATCTGCAGTCATTTCTGGTTGTATAAGTGTTACTGTTTCTGTGTGTGTGCTATAGATTTTTTCTTCATCTTCACCATAAGCAAAAACAGTTAAACTAACATCATATTCAGTTTCATCTGGTGCTGGGCTATATTGATGTACTGGGTTTTCCAAAGCAGATGTATTTCCATCTCCAAAATCCCAAGCATAAGAATCAACTTCTCCAGTTTCATTATTAACTGATGTATTTACAAAACTTACTACACCAAAATTATTTGTAAGGTTTTGTGTCCAACCAAAATCTGCTTCTACTTCTGGAGTTCCAACCACTAATGGTTGCTGAAGAACAACTGTAAAACGATTTGTTAATGTAATAAAAGCATAAACATTCCAATTACCTGAACCATAGCCACCATAACGATTATCAGTAGGCTCTTCAAATATTGAATCAGGGTCAAAAGAATATGGAGCAAGAATACCATCATCATCAAAGTTCCAAGTTTGAGTAAATCCACTTCTTATTAGATTATCTTTAAACATTCTTCCACTTACTGCATAAGGATAAATTGATGCTATTTCATTTGCATTTGTTGCACTTAAAGCCCAAAAAACTTGAGAAACAGTACTTGGGTCAAAATCTATTAATGTTGCTGTAAAGTTAAAATTGGTATCGCCAGTTGTTGCATTCATTTCAAGTGTTGGTACTGAACCTTGATATTGAAATACAACTTCTTCTGCATTTGGTTTTAATGTAAAAGTCATTTCCCAATTGTCTGGAGAAATATCGTGTGATATTCCAGCAATGTCGTAGATTCTATCAATAATGTTATCATTATTAATTTCATGTTTTATTCTTACCATTTGATTAAGATTATAATCAGAATATGAAAAGTCATTTTCTATATCTTCAAGTCTTGCGTTATCAAATGTAATTTGCTGTATCTCTTGATTTGGATACGCAGTTATTTGAAATATATTTTGTGAATAACGATTAGCCCAAGTAGCATTACTTAGTGGAGCATCTTCTGGATAAATTGTTGATACACTTGCCCTTGAAATTGCATAATCTTCAAATGACTGATCGGATATTCGTGTAAAACTTTCTGATTCAGATTTTAATTCACCAGCATCTACAAATCTATACTCATTAGATATGTCTACCTGGTTAATTACTCTACTGTAACCATTGTCAAGCAATATAGACCTATAAGGCTTATTGTCTACAGGATCAGAACTAAAATCATAAGTTGTGTAAGTTATCATTGGGTCTTCTTGTGGGTTCCAATAATTTGGGTCGTACTTTGGAAAATTAGTAACATTAATATAATTATAAGACATTGGATCGCCAAAACCGCTTTTAGCACTAAAGGAAGTTAAATTTGTTTGTGCATATTTATTTATTACTTCTAAATAAGTTTCTCCAACTTGTGGAATATATTTTGCTGGCGAGTATGCCAAATTTCCAAGAGTTAGCGAACCAAATGATGATGTTGAGTCAAACCAAAACCCAGCAGGTGTTGGATATCCTGGTGGACCAATATAGTTTATACCAATATCAAGATATTTTGAAGTAAAGTCAGACATGTAGGGAATGAATTCAGTAAATGTCAATCCATTCCAAGTTGGGCCAGTGCTTAGCGCCATAATTGCATTATGTGTGTCTTGGTCAATTACAACTCTTTGCATTGCCCCAAAAATATCTGTACCCGTAATTGTGATTATTGGGTCGTCTTTTCTTTGGTATTCTACTTGAATATCTGTTACATAACCTCTAAAAAATTCTCCAGTTCTTTCATCCCAAAACTGAATTCTTGAGTTATATTTTAAATTAGTATTTATTTTTGGGTCAAGGTTTGGATTGCGAGATATAATTGTAAATTGACCAGTATCTATTTGTTCTTGTGGACCTTCGTATAAATCAGTTCCTTGTACAATATTAACATTAATAATTCCTGAAGTAATGTCTTCGCCTTCTTCAAATGGATACGGATCTATTCCACTACCAGTTAATGGATCTGGATATAAATATACTTTGAATACTTCTGAAACTATCATTAGAACCTCGTCTGTGTACTTACTTTGCCGTATTGCTTAATTGCACTTGATACCTGGCGACCCAAGGCTGCACCATTAGTACCAAGTCCTGCGTTAATTGTAATGTTGACTCCTGATTTTGATTGTAATGATGGCAATGATATCTTTGGCACAGCAATACCTGCTTGTGCTCTATTTGATACAGATTGAACTGCAGGAGCATTAAATGTACTTGCCAAACCATTAATAATATTCTTACCAATGCCAGCAAATACCTTTGATGGAGAAGCAATTCCTAAAGCCTTCTCAGCCCAGTCAGGAACAAGGTTCTTAAAGAATCCTGTTACTTTATCTCGTAGCCAGCCAACCATGCTTTGCATACCATTCCAAAGTCCCTTAACAATGTTAACACCAACATTAAGCATTGCTCCTGGTATTGAATCAAATAAATCTTTAACTGTATCAATATATCCAACAACTTTATCTTTAAATTCCATTACCTTTGCCCAGGCTTTTGGAACTACATCTTTAATTTTTTCCCAGAATTTTCCAACTGCTGCTGTAATGTTATCCCAGTTTTGTACAAGCAATACGATTGCTGCAATAACCAAACCAATACCCAAACCTGCAAGAGCAACTTTTAATAAGTTAAGTGCAATTGTTGAAAGACCAATTCCAGTTGCAGTCGTTCCACTTGTTATTCCAAGGGTAACTAATGATGCTTTCATGCTTGCTAGAAATGTTAAAGTTAATGCACCAACAACAAGAAGTGCACCTAATGCAAGAATAATATTTTGAACTGGCCCAGGAAGTGCATCAAATGCGCTAAATAGTTTTGTTAAGAAATCAATTCCTTTTTCAAGTATTGGCAAAACCTTTGAACCAAGTTGTTCTTTAAAATTTGCTAACGCTGTATCAAACTTTTGTGTAGATGTAACATTTTTTTCTGCTGCATCTCCATATTTTTGTTGTGCTGCTGCAATAATAATATCAAGTGCTTCTTGATTTTTGCCAGCCTTTGATGCTGCTTCTGCTTGTTCATAAACTGCATCAGATAAGTCAGGAACTATCTTGCTTAACTCTTTTGCTGTTAAT